CCTCAATAAAGTTTCTTTCGCTCTTGTGTATGGCGTGATCCTCCGGGAATCTTTCACCTGTCACCAAAGACCACACTTTTATTTCTCCATCATCAACCATCCAACCAATTGGATAATATTTATTTCTATCTGTCATTATGCCCTCCAATAGTAAGTATCACCGTCAAAATCTGTTTGACTGTAATCCATTTCAACTGCGTCTGCCCAACCTTGCCAATCTATGTGATAGTGTAAAGGATTGTTATCATCTTGACGATCCATATAACCGCAATCATAGGCCAAATCTTCACAGTATTGAACCCAATAATTTTCACGAATAAATGTTACACCCATCTCAAAGTTATCTTTGCCTACTTCTTCTTTAAGATCATCTATCATTTCAATTCTTTCTTTATCGTAGGAATCTTCTTCGTCCAACGTTTTTAATTCGTCTAACAAATCTCGACTATCTAATATATCACTCATGACTTCTCCAAGTTATCAAAGGTTTCTATGTAATCAACAGTTGTGCTGGTAACTTCCAGCACTTCTGAAGTATCTGGGTCAACGGACATAGCTATGTCCGTTGCTTCTTCTTTGTTGATTGCGTTAACAATCCAAGTATCTTCTTTGATGTAGCGCTCAGTTACCTTGAAAGTTTTTAATCCTTCTTCTTCTTTCAAGCGATCTGCAGCTTCTTCCATGGCCCTTTCTTGTTGGTCCATGACCCATGAATCAAACTTACTCATCGATCCTCCTCCCTAACATTAATTATTATTTCTATATTTCTTGTTGCATATTCGCCATTAACTGTTTCGTGCCACTGCTCAAGTAAAGGAACTAATCTTTTTAGTTCAATACCATCAGTGCCGTCAAGACTAGCCAACAGACAATCTTTTTTACGTTTTCCTTTGATCCACTTTGAACCAATATTATTAACGACATATTTATCTACAATCATAGTTTCTCCTTTTGATGTATAATATGCTAATTATCCCATATAGATGCTGATGTCAAATAAAAACACCCCCTCCAATGAAGAATGAAAACATTGGGAGGGGGAAAGGGAGTGAATAAGATTCATCTATACAATGCTATAGTTATTTCTACAACAAAATTATATTTAACCTTTCAAATATCTCGTGTAGCGGTGTAGCGGTGTAGCGGTAGTGAAATAATATATACATTACAATAACTTAACCCTGATTTAACCGCTACATGTCCGCTACGTCTGGTATATATGGCGTAGCGGTGGTTTCCTTGTTTTCTGCCAAAAACATGTTATAAGGGTATCATGGAACTAGAACAGTTACGAGACAAACTGACACCAAAACAAGCAAAGTTTTGTTTATTGTTTGTTCAAGAAGGCGACACAAAAACAGCTACTGAATGTGCTATTGCAGCAGGATACTCAGAAAAGAGGGCAAGAATTGAGGCCTCCGAACTACGCAAACACCCTGGTTGCACTGAATATATCCGTGAGCTGCGAAATCAAGAAGAAAAGAAATATGAAATTAATCTCCACAAACATTTAAAAAGGTTAGACCAATTGAGTAGAGGTGCGGAAGAAAAAGGCAATTGGAATGCAGCCGTAACGGCTGAAAAATCCAGGGGTCAAGTTGGTGGCCTTTACATTGACAGAAAAGAGATAATGCATGGCAGTATAGATCAATTGAATCGTGAAGAAGTTGATAAATTATTACGAGATATGGACAAGAAATTGTCTATCGAAGGGAGTTATAGTGAAGTAAATGACAACGAAACCGGAGACGAGATTCTGGAAAAGAATCAAAGATAAATTTACAAAAGTTACCTTAACAAGAATCGAAGCTGTTACTCCGTTAGGATTGCCTGATGTACTTGCCGTTTATAAGATCACAGATAAACAACGAGGACAGTTTTGGATAGAGCTTAAGGTAACTACGGGTAACAAAGTCAAGCTCTCTCCTGGTCAAATATCATGGCATATGAGCCATAATACGAATGGTGGTTGTTCGTTTATCATGGCTACCCCCCTCGGACGAGGAGGCATCTCGATTTATTCTGGATCTTGTGCCTTGCGACTTGCAAAAGAAGGCTTGAGCCTTGAACCCTGTGCCTTGTTCCCTGAACCTTGTGACTTTTCAGACCTTGAGACCTGGCTCATCGACCATGTGACTTAGCTGCATCCTTTCTTTATGTGCTTTGTATCATCATATACAGAACACCATTCGTAAAAAGCATCTTCACCATGACCCCATTGTGTTTGAAAATCTGGATCATCATTCATTAAATTATAAAATTCATCTCTTGCTTTTTCTTCTGTTATCATAATTATTCTTTCTTTGTGAGTAAACCAGGCCGCCAATTGGCGGCCAAGATCTTTAATTGTCTGTAAATATAACGTCGAACCCCCAATGAGTTTCCAGGTACCAATCCTGCGGGTTTTCCATTGGGTCATATGACTTAGGATTAGATCCTAAAGAATAGCTAACTCCCCAATCATATGGTCCAGCTTCGTATGCAACCATGAGAGCGCTGCTTTCTCTTCCCTCCCTTTCCTCATCGGTATGCGTGTACTCGCTTGGATAGGGTGCAGGTTTTGAAACTTCCCAAGCTGGATCATGGCCGACAGCTCTAGCTTGTTTACAGAGCGCCTGGTATAGCTGCTCGGCAGCTTCTTCTTTGCTGATCTTCTTTTTAGTAAAGTCAGGCAAGTATTTATTAATCAAAGTATCTAACATATATTTACTCCTTAATTATCATATAAGATAAATCTTATACAATGTCAACTAAAATCTTGCGCCTGGGTGGGGGTCGTTAATGAATAAATTCGCTCGTCCCACCCTTGCGCCTTGATCCTGGTCCACCATGTTGGTTAGCACCCATCAGGCGTCCACTAACATTTAGCGCCACTAGTTTAGGACAACTAGTGAATCAGGATCTTGAGCCTTGCGGCTTAATCAAGCTGTCAGTCCTGGAAGCTTCGCCACTGACAGCTTGAATAAACCAGGCAAGGACCACCCAAAAGGGTGATCCTCTAGGAGTGATCAGTCGTACAAATGTAGTACGAACTTAGAATACGATGGTGAGTATTTTCCTTGGTGCGTTACAGAATCAATTGCAAAAAAGCCATCGCCCCCGAAATCACCAAGCTTACAAGCTATACCATCGTGCCCTAATTTGTATTGCATGTTGCCCTCATAATTACAAATGTCTTCGTAAGAATAAAGCTTCATGAATTCTTCTAAATAACATGGATCAATGATGAGGAGTTGACCCGAGTCAACTCCTACATCTCCATAATGTTTAATTATGGGTTTCTTCATCATAATCCTCCTCTATGTCTATTATTGTCTCCTCCTCATATCCATCTTCGTGAATACATTCCCAAGATACTTTAATATCTTTGAGAATTGTTTTTCTCATTCTCATTAATGCGTTAACGATCTCACGAGGACAATCCCAAGCAGTGTCGAAAGTGTAATACAAAGAGCCACCATTTAATTCGACACGAGTGCCGACAGCATTCCACTTTGTACCCCAGTTATTAATGCTCCAGTGATACCAGTTGTTCTTTCCATACTTTTCTTCTTCCTCTCTACCGAGGTTGCCACGAAAAATATTCTTTGGCATTGGAACAATGTTATTGAAATCAAAATCATTTTCATTTGACTTCAACATATCTTTTAATGTTTCGAGTTGTTTTCTTTTACCAACAAACAAAACATTATTTGCAGTCCAGTTAGGCATATTCACTCCTTTGTTAATATGTTTATTGACATATAAAACTTTATGGGATATTAGTCAATAGTATAATTAAAAGAAAGGGAATGATTATGAAAAAAACTACAAATGTTGGGGGAACTTATCTCCAAGGATATATAAGAGCAAATTATAAACAGCTACTAAAAGCATTCGGGGAACCTCACGATCCAAATGGCGATAACTATAAGACAGATGTTGAGTGGGCTTTTAAGTTTGCTGATGGTACAGTTGCCACCATTTATAATTGGAAGAATGGTCATAACTATTTAGGCGAAGCCGAGGGTAAAAAACTAAATGATATATATGAATGGCATGTTGGAGGGTTTAACCAAAAGGCAGTTGCTAGAGTTATAGACGCTATTGAAGATTAAATTAAGGGGGCTTTGTGCCCCCTTAATTTACTTGGTCAACCTTGCGACCTTGCGCATCAAATCATTTATATGATCTGTCCAAATTCTTTTGAGCCATGCGTCTTCAGTCCTCTCAAGCTGTCCCTCTAATATTAGGACCTTGTCCAGGAGTATTTGTTCCATAATTATCCTTTCGTTAATAAAGCTGCAGCTCAAAGCTGCAGCCAATAAGTTTATCATAAGTAGTGCGGAAATATTATGCCCAGTATAAATATTACCAGGCAAATCGTGAACCATATTGAGCCAGTTGACATCAAGACAGCTACCATTCTTTTAATCATAATCGAAGATCCTCGCCAATCAAAATTAAAAGCCCCTCACCATGAGGGGCCTTGTAACTATTCTACCTCTAAACTTTTGAGGTATCCTGGATATTTTGCTTCCATGCGTTTGCCCACTTCTTCAAAGACAGCTTCGGCTTCTGGGCTTTCATAATCTGTCAGCCCTTTGCTATGGAAAAGCTCTTCCATGAGTTCATTATGATACTTACACTTTTCAAGAAAGAGGTGGTCTCTATCCACCTCTTCTTGAATTGCATTAACTAGAGCTTTTTCGGCTTTAGTAGGCATCTGCATACCTCAGCTTCTCTTCTTCAAGCTCCATTGCTAACCATTCGTCAGCCGACTGTTGAGCTTCTTCAATCGTTTTAATATCGTAGTCAGTAAAACAATTTACATTTTTACCATCTACAAAGACGTTGAAAGTTGCTCCACCATTCCAAGTTATTTCAATGTTATCTTCATATTTAAAACAAGCATCTGGTTGAACTATATCCATTCTTTGCCCCCGATTTTTAGACTTGTTAAAGTCGTTAAGTTAATAGACCTCCAAGCCTTTCTTGGATTGTCTTTATTCTTCTTTAAAATGTTTACATCTAAAACTTCTAATAGATGTTCACGATTTCCAAGAAGTTCGCCACCAGCAAAAAATTTTTCATTAGTGGGTAATTTGCAAGTCATTTTTCTTTTAGTGTTATCAGCTTTTACAAACTCAACATAAAAGAATTTATTTTGAATTGCTTTTTTTAATATTTCTTTTTTAAACATATAATCACTCCCTTAGTTATTATATATAATTATATATAATTATATTTTATCTTATATCAATAGTTAATTTAATTTTTTTACGTATATTTACGTATTTTTTTCAAGCCTGTGTATAAGTCGAGGAAGGCTCATTTTCCTGGTTTTGGCGTCTTGCGTTTTTTAAAAAGGGGCAACCCCTAAATAAGTCCGTAGGTCAATATATATGCAGTATATATATAAGTTTTACACATACAGACTCTATGGTATAATAATCTGATGTCCGACGTTGAAGCGTTTAAGCGAATAATCAATTATGATAATATGGATTCTTCAGAGCTAGAAACTCTAAAGAAGAAACTATTATTACGCCAAAAAACATTTCAATTAAAAACCTTGGCTCAAAGTAATTTTTTAAAGTTCGTGAAGCAAGTATGGCCAGAGTTTGTAGAGGGGCCCCATCACATAAAAATTGCAGAAAAGTTTCAAGACTTAGCGGAGGGGAGGATAAATCGACTAATTGTAAATATGCCACCCAGACATACCAAATCAGAATTTGCATCTTTTTTATTTCCAGCTTGGATGATGGGCCGTGATCCACGGCTCAAGATTATTCAAACCACTCACACAGCAGAATTATCCTATCGTTTCGGTCGTAAGGTTCGTAACCTCATGGAAGAAAATTCTTTTCAAGATATCTTTGATGATATCAAACTATCACAAGATTCTAAAGCTGCAGGTAGATGGGAAACAAATAAAGGCGGAGAATATTTCGCAGCAGGTGTCGGCGGTGCCATTACAGGACGTGGTGCCGATTTATTAATTATTGATGATCCACACTCCGAGCAAGATGCATTGTCCGAGACAGCAATGGAGTCAGCTTACGAGTGGTATACATCTGGTCCAAGGCAGCGTCTTCAGCCAGGAGGCAAGATTGTTATCGTCATGACACGGTGGTCTACAAAAGATTTAACAGGTCAATTGATGAAAGGACAAAGCGATGTCAAGGCAGATCAGTGGGACGTGGTTGAGTTTCCAGCGATCTTGGAAGATAAACCGATATGGCCACAATACTGGAAACTAGAAGAGTTAGAGTCGGTCAAAGCCTCATTGTCATTGGCTAAATGGAATGCACAGTGGCAACAGAATCCAACATCAGAAGAAGGTTCCATTATCAAAAGAGAGTGGTGGAATGTTTGGGACAAGGACGAACCCCCTAAATTACAGCATATTATTCAAAGCTACGATACGGCCTATAGTAAAAAAGAAACAGCGGATTATTCGGCGATTACAACGTGGGGTGTATTTTTGCATAACGATGTGACGCCTAATATAATCTTGTTGGACATGAAGAAAGGACGGTGGGACTTCCCTGATTTAAAACGTATTGCCATGGAAGAATATAAATACTGGGAGCCAGAGACGGTGATCATCGAGCAGAAGGCTAGTGGTACACCGCTCACACATGAGCTACGCCGTGTAGGAATTCCTGTCGTAAACTTTACACCGAGCAAAGGTAATGATAAACACGTAAGAGTTAATTCTGTTTCGCCTTTATTCGAGTCGGGACAGGTGTGGGCTCCAGAGGAAAAATGGGCAGAAGAATTGATTGAAGAATGTGCAGCTTTCCCTTATGGTGACCATGACGATTTGGTTGATAGTATGACACAAGCATTGATGCGCTATCGTCAAGTTGGATTAGCTGTGCATCCAGAGGATTATGAGGATCCGCCGATGTTACAACATACGCCAGAGCAGAGGGAATATTACTAATGAGTTTTGTCAAAGGATTCACGGTTCAAGAAACCAAAAAGAAAAAAACCAAGAAGCAAAAGACAGCAGCCTCTTTTCAAAATCCTAAATCAAAGTATTATAAATTCGTGCAACCCAGAGGTTTCAGTGCTATACAAGAAAAAAAACAAAAGAAAACATTGATAACATAATGGCCGTAGATAAAAGAATTAACCCAGAAGCAAGTCCCATCGAGAATGAATCTCCTCTTGACGTAGAATTAGCCGAGGATATCGGTACAGAAATCACACCTACGGAAGATGGTGGCGCAATTATTGGAGAAATGGAAGAACAAATTGCTGTTGACTTTTCATCAAATCTAGCAGAGACTCTTGATGAAGACGAGCTCAACAATCTATCAAGTGAGTTAAGACAACAATATGAAGATGATAAAGAGTCACGATCGGATTGGATAGACTCGTACACAAAAGGTTTAGATCTATTAGGATTTAAATATAACGATCGTTCGCAGCCGTTCCAAGGAGCGAGTGGCGTGACGCATCCACTATTAGCCGAAAGTGTTACACAATTTCAATCACAAGCTTACAAAGAATTATTACCAGCAGGTGGACCTGTAAAATGTAATATCATTGGTGATATCAATGCAGAAGTAGAAGCACAATCACAACGAGTTAAAGATTACATGAACTATCTCATTACAGATGAGATGGAGGACTATGATTCTGATATGGATCAGATGTTATTTTATTTACCACTAGCAGGTTCTAGTTTTAAAAAAGTTTACTATGATGCTGATCTAACAAGACCAGTTTCAAAGTTTGTGCCAGCAGAAGATTTAGTTATACCTTATCTTGCAACAGATTTAGAAACAGCAGAAAGAGTTACACATATCGTCAAGATGTCAAAGAACGATATACGAAAGGCTCAAGTTGGAGGATTCTACAGAGACATAGAGTTAGAAGATCCATACGATGAGGAAACAAAAACACAAGAAAAATATAATGACATATCAGGTGTCGATAAACCAAATAACGTTGATGTATATAATTTATTAGAGATTCATTGTGATTTAGACATATCAGGATTTGAAGATAAAGACATGCAAACAGGAGAGTCTACAGGTATAAAGATTCCATACGTTGTTACGATTGAAGAAGGTACAGGTAAAATTTTATCTATCTATCGTAACTATAGAGAAGATGATCCAGCAAAAAGAAAAATACAATATTTCGTTCACTACAAGTTTTTGCCTGGTCTTGGCTTTTATGGCTTTGGTCTTATTCACATGCTTGGTGGACTCAGTAGGACGGCCACGTCCGCCCTCCGTCAACTCATTGATGCAGGTACATTATCGAATCTACCCGCAGGTTTCAAAGCAAGAGGTCTTAGAATCAGAGATGATGATAACCCTTTACAGCCAGGTGAGTTTAGAGATGTTGATGCACCATCAGGAGATTTACGAAATGGATTACTACCTCTTCCTTATAAAGGACCAGATCAAACATTATTCGCTTTATTAGGTTTTGTTGTTGATGCTGGTAGAAGATTTGCAGCAGTCGCTGATCAAAAACTAGGAGAAGGCTCACAAGCAAATCCAGTTGGTACAACAATGGCTTTATTAGAGCAAGGCTCAAAAGTCATGAGTGCTATTCACAAAAGATTACACTACGCACAGAAAAAAGAATTTAGAATTTTAGCAAGAGTCATTTCACAATTCCTACCACCAGAGTATCCATACATGGTAGCTGGTGGCAACAGACAAATTAAGCAAACAGACTTTGATGATCGTGTTGATATTATACCAGTTTCCGATCCAACAATCTTTTCTATGTCTCAACGTATTACGTTGGCACAAACACAATTACAACTTGCACAATCTAACCCACAAATACACAACGTATACGAAGCATATAGACGTATGTATCAAGCAATGGGTGTGCAACAGATTGAACAGATACTTCCTCCCCCACCACAACCAATGCCAATGGACCCTGGAATGGAAAATTCATCCGTTTTATTACAAAAACCTTTGCAGGCTTTTCCAGAACAGGATCATGACGCACATATCGAGACACATCGTGCCTTCATGTCGTCATATTTGGTTAAAAATACACCGAATATATTGGCATTGTTACAATCTCATGTGTCACAACACATAAGTTTTAAGGCAAGACAGGAAGTTGAAGCTAAAAATGCACCAATTATACAGCAACAAGCGATGCAATTTGGTGGACAGATACCACCACAACTACAACAACAGTTCCAAATTCAAAATGAGAGCGAAATTGCACAAAGAATTCGTGAATTAACAGAAGAAATGATAGCAGAAGAGCAAGAATACCTGGAAGGTATGACAAAAGACCCATTAGTTACTCTAAAAGAACAAGAATTAGGGCTACGTGCAGAGGAATTAGAGCTTCGTGCACAAAAAGATGGTGAAAAACAAGCACTTGAAGAAGAAAAAGCTGCTGTTTCTGCACAACAAAACCAAGAAAAGATAGATAATGCGGATAAACACGCATCTATTCGTGAGGGAATATCACTTGCAAAGTTAAGTCAAAACTCTTAACTATGTATTATGCAAGATCCGACAGAAAAATTAGAAGATTACTACAATGGTCTAATGACTATTGCAGAAAAGTCAGTAACCTCAGAGGAAGAGGGTATATTATTAGCTGGAGCTATGATGGCAGTGGCTAAAATACTGTATCACAAAAATTTATCTGAAGATCAAGCTGATGATATTATGAATCATAACGCAAGAGACTTGATAAATCTTTTAAAACCGACTATACACTAATCATGGCTAAAAAATTTCCAGATCTAACAGGTGATGGTAAAGTAACACAGGCTGACATACTAAAAGGCAGAGGTGTTTTTAAAAAAGGTGGAATTGTAAAAGGTTCTAGAGAAGGATCTATTATAAATACAAGAACATCTTTTAAAAAAGGCGGTGCTGTCAAAGGTAAAAAATCAGGTAGACTAGCTAAACGTGGCTATGGAAAGGCAAGAAAATGAACTTTAAAAAAACAAAGATAGAAGTGGTAAAACAAAAAAATCCTTTTCCTAAAATGAAAGTAGGATCAGATGCTGCTCTTGTTTTCTCAGCATTTGTTGAAAAACAAAACAAAGGCAGTGGACCAAAAGGACAAACTAGTAATGCTCAAATTAAAAAAGTAGCATTTAAGGGTGTAAAGTAGTATACTTTGATACTTTAAAAGGAGGATTGTATGAAATTAATACAAGATCTTTGGGATCATTTGAAAGAATGGTCTGACTGGAGTATGAAAGATTGGATTAAAGCTGCTATCGTAGCAATAATTGTAATAATAATTATAGGAGCAATCTAAAAAAACATGTGGCAACTATTAGCAAAACCACTTCTTGGCGTCGTCGCTGATGGCGTCAAGGGTTTTGTCGAAACAAAAAAAGCAAAACAAGAATTAAAACTTACAACAATTAAAGCAACCCAGAAACTTAAAGAAGACCAGATAGCTGGTAAAGTTGCTTGGGAACAAAGTGCCGTAGACCAAATGAAAGGATCGTGGAAAGATGAGCTAGCCCTCATTGTTCTACTTCTTCCAGCCGTTTTAGTCTTCACGCCTTTGCAAGAACACGTACATCAAGGGTTTATCGCCTTGCAAGACCTACCGTCGTATTATCACAATTTGTTATATATTGCGATATCTGCCAGCTTTGGCATCAAGGCTGGATCAAGTGCGATAGGTATGTTTAAGAAAAAATGAATCTAGAAAGATTATTAGAGTCCGTCAAAAAACACGAAGGTTACAGAAATAAAGTATATCTTGATACGCTAGGAAAGAGAACCGTGGGCGTAGGTCATCTTTGCGTTGAAGATTTTTGGGAGGACGATAAAGAATACGAAGAAGAATTCCTAATGGATATACTTAAAAAAGATTTGCAAGAAGCTATTCGTGGTGCAAGAGAATTGATGGAAGAACGTGACTGCTTAGAAATAGATGACAAAGCAGAAGAATTAATAATAGAAATGGTATTTCAATTAGGCAGAACAGGCGTTTCAAAATTTAATAATATGTGGAAATGTTTGTCTGAACAAAATTATATTGGGGCGAGTTTCGAGATGCTAGACTCACGTTGGGCTAAACAAACTCCAAACAGAGCCAAAGCCATGGCAGAACAAATGAAGGCATGCGGTTAGAAAATTTTTTTACTTATTACAAAAAAGAATTAATTAGTAGACAAAAACAAGTAGAAGAGTCTATAGTTAATGGGTTAGCTAAGGACTGGGCCGATTATAAATATTTGACTGGTAAGTTAGCAGCACTCAAACAAGAAGAACAGGAACTCACGGACCTGCTAAAAAAACAGGAGCTAGAAAATGACTAAACCAAAACTAATCGTACCAAAACATGTATGGGATGGTGCACAAGCAGAAAAGAAAAAAGACGAATTAGAAAAAGTTCCTCAGCCAGTTGGTTGGAGAATAGTATTATTTCCCTTAAAACTAGAGAGTAAAACAAAAGGCGGATTGTATTTGACTGATGACACCGTTGAACAATCTCAAATAACCACTAATATTTGTAAAGTTTTAAAAGTTGGAAGTGATGCTTACAAAGATAAAGAGAGATATCCTGATGGTCCTTGGTGTAAAGAGGGTGATTGGGTTTTAATTACTAGATATGCTGGATCTAGAATTAGAATAGATGGTGGTGAACTACGTATTATCAACGATGACGAAATACTGGCTGTTGTCGATGATCCGAGAGATATTTTGCCAGCTAATATTTTATAAACATGGAGAACTCTATGCAAGAAGTAATTACCGAAAAAGATAAAATGGTTCCCATCGACACATCAGGTGATCCTGTCGAGATAGAACTAAAAGATGATAATGAAAAAGAGGAGGCTATCGAGGTTCAAGAAGAGGAACAAAAAGAAGAGCCTATAAAACAAGAACCAGAACCAATAGAACAGGAGACAGAAAAAGTTTCACGTGAAAAACCTGAACCAGAGGTTCCTGTAGATCCTTATGAAACAGGTGATCTTGATAATTACAGCAAGGGTGTAAAGAAAAGAATTAACAATCTCGTAGGAAGAATGCGAGAAATGGAAAGACTTTACGAAGCTACACAAAAAGAAAACGAAGATCTTAAGAAAAAATATAGTAGCGTAGGTAAAGGTTACGTATCAGAATTTGAAGGTAGAGTTACATCTGCTGTTGATGCAGCTAAAGCTAAACTTAAAAAAGCTATTGAAGACAATGATACTGAAGCACAGGTAACCGCTCAAGAACAATTAGCTGCTGCTAAAGCAGATTCAGTTAGACTAGCTAATTTAAAAGCATCTCAAAAAAGAGATGAAGAAAATCTAAAAGCTGTTCAAGCTCAACAAGAATCTCAACCACAACAACAAGCTGCTGTTGATTATAAAGCAGAAGCGTGGGCTGCAGATAATACCTGGTTTGGTCAGGATAGAGCAATGACAGCCACTGCGATGTCATATCACGATCAGTTGATGCAAGAAGGATTTGACCCAACGAGTGATGAATATTATAATGAAATAGATTCTTATATAAGAAAAGAGTTTCCTCAGAAGTTTAATGATGCTAAAGAGGATAAACAACCCGAAACGAAACAGCCCGTTCAGACTGTTGCGTCGGCCGTACGAAAGACTAAATCTGGACGCCGAGTCGTGAAGCTCACACCTTCACAAGTTGCAATAGCTAAAAGACTCAATGTGCCATTAGAAGAATACGCAAAACACGTGAAGGAGGCGTAACATGAATAAAGAAAAAATAAACAAAACCTCACGCAATCTCGACACTCGAGAAAAAAAAGCTCGTGTTAGAGGATGGGTACCACCATCCAGCTTAGATGCGCCTGAGCCACCAGAGGGTTTTCACCATAGGTGGGTAAGAGCCGAATATCGTGGTAACCAAGACGAGAAAAACGTTATGGGTAGACTACGAAGTGGATATGAACCAGTTAAAGCTAGTGAATATCCCGATAGAGTGGATTTACCATCTATCGCTGAAGGCAGATGGAAAGGCGTTATAGGAGTAGGAGGTTTGATACTGATGAGATGCCCAATTGAAGTCAAGGAAGATAGGGATGCCTATTTTCAAGGCAAAACAGTTGATCAGAATGATTCAGTCGCAAATGACTTACATAAGGACGAGCATCCAGCGATGCCAATCCATCAGGATAGGCAAAGCAGAGTAACTTTTGGAGGTAACAAAAAATCTTAATGGTTAAGATTATAGTTCCTCCAGCAATATAAGGAGACTAATATGGCTAATATTGATCAAGCTTTTGGTCTACGACCAATTGCGAAGTTAGGTTCTGCCCCAGGAGGAACTACAGGAACTACTAAATACTCTGTTGCGGATAACCAAGGTACAGCGATCTTCACTGGCGACCCAGTTAAATATAAAAACGACGGTACAGTTGAAGTAGCTACTGCAGGCGATCCAATATGTGGAATATTCATGGGATGTTTCTATACTGATCCAACTACGAAGAAACCAACTTTTCGAGATCATTTTCCAGCTTCCCTCTCACCAGGAGATGGGATAGCATTTGTAGCTGACGATCCAGATCAACTGTTTATTGCACAGCAAGATTCAGATGGTGGAAATATCGTCGCTGCAGACTTAAACTTAAACGCTAATCTAGTATTTGGCGCTGGAAGTACCACAACTGGTATGTCTGGTGTTGAAATAGATTCAAGCTCAAAAAACACAACCGCTGCGTTACAGGTCAGACTAATTGATTTTTATGACACTCCGAGCAACGACGCTACTGCTAATAACAGTACTTTAGTTGTAAAGATTAATAATCATCAGTTAGGATCTCACACTGGAACGTTAGGCGTATAAGGAGGACTAGACTATGGC